ACACCGGGATAGGCCGAGAACACATTGTCGCCGCCGTCGCCTCGCATGCACTTCAAGAACAAGATCCACTTTTGATAATCAACAGGTGCCACAAAGTAAGGGTCATGTTTGCCCACTTTGATCTTGCTGTTACTTTCAATCGTGAAACTCAATGGCCGACCCTTGCTATCACGTACACCGTTAACACTGAACAAGTGATCATTGACGCCGTTGTAGAGTTGTACGTTAGGGGCAATCAACTGCACAAAATCTGAATCAGTGCTGACGATGGTGTGTTGGTCTTGGGGGTGCAATGCAATCCAACGTGCAATGACATCATCCGCTTCGGCTGTTGCGCAACGGATCACACTGCAATTGGTTTTTGTGGACAAGTATTTAGTCAGTTCATCATAGGTTTCCCAGAACAACTTGTCTTCTTCTGCTTCTGTTTCGCTCATAGCACCACGGGCTACAGCACGGTTGGCCTTGTAGGGTTTGTAGAAGTCCTTACGCCAGCTACGGCCCTCTAGTGCAAATACCACATGATCTGCACCCAGATCACGTGCTACTTTGTTGGCACTCATGATGGTTAGATGCAGTGCAAAACCCAATTTGGTCCAAGTGTCTGCGGCACGGTGTGCTTGATGCCGAGCACGAAAAAACATGTTGCTGGTATCAATAATTAGGTATTTCATTGGGTTCAAGTAATTGATTGGTCTTGATGTATTGTAACAGATATTCGCCCCAAAAGCAATGAGCATCCTGTCCAAAATGCCAACTATCCGGATTTACTGTTTTAAACCCTGCGTTTCTTAATACAAAATCGTACGTTTTGGTATGATCGTAAGGAGCTATATAACTTGTGCCCCAGTCGTACTGTTTCCCAATTCCCTCAAAATGACTGTTGCCATTGAACATCACATGGCGTATGCCCATAGAGTCGAGCTCTTTATGAAACTGCCAGATTTCATCATGTGCTTGTTGACGACACTGATTCCAGTCTACGTCAACCACAAATTGTCTGTACCTATCTTGCAGTTCTAGGGGTACATGATCGATGCCACTGGCGTTGACCTGATAGTCTTGACCATTGTGCCACCATTCTTCTCTTTCCCAAGTAGTCCACTGTATGACCATGAAGCAGTCTTTGACAGCATCTGGATTTTGCTCAATCCATTGTCTTGTGGTACGCATGATGCGGGCATTACTACATCCTGCCTGTGCGTCCAGGTATAGTATAGCACGTAGCCAGTTGGCCAGTTCGCAACTGTAACTGGCTCGTTCGTTGTCAGGGTGCGGTTGTCGTCCCAGACCCCAGAACACTCCATCGTCCTGTGCCCACGCATGTGGGTTCACACATTCAGCCGCGGCGGAGTGACTGTTCCCGTTCGAATATAATAGCATGTGCAGGACTTGTGTTGATTTCGTTGATCAAGATATCAGCCCAGGCCTTGTGACCAGCAGGCTCAAAATGTTGCCACCCAGGAGTGAGTTCTTCGTAGTTTTGTTCAATGCAGAACGGCACATAACACTGACGTTCGTTGTAGGGACAAAAGAAACAGCAATGCCAATCCAACCATTCTTTTTCGCTTTCGATCTGAAAGTGATGGAATGCATTGAAAAACAAATGCGGAATCTTGCGTTCATACATCCACATGTGCAAGTTGTAGATCTTGTTGTGCCAATAGTAGCTCATGACTCTGTGCCAGTTGGGATCTTTTTGAATGTGATTTTTCCAGAACTGATATCGCCTACGGAATTCGTTGGGTATCTGCTGCCCCACATCTAGTTGGTTGATCTCGTGAAATTGATTTTCAAAGTACCACTGTTCACGACCATGTTCACTCCAACCAATCACAACCAAATCTGGTGATGGATTGGACTGCAAGTATTCCCAAGTTGACTGATAGATCAAGTCGTTGCTGGCACCACTTACAGCTAGATTGGTAGCCGTGGCTGAATAGTAGTCAGTGATTACTCCAGCCATGCCTAGTTTTTTGTCTTCGAGTTCTTCTCCACCCATGTTGGAGTCGCCATTGAATAGTATATGCATGTTATTCTCGATATGCAGGATTGGGGATTTCTAATTCAAACACATGAAAGTGTGATCTGGTTTCTGAAGTTTCTTTCAGCAATTCCAGTGTTCTGCTGTGTTCTGCCTCGTCCCGGGTGGTATAAAAACCTGGGCCAAATTGCACAGCCCCACTGCCAGGCACGTACACATAATTCAGCAACATTCCAGTCTGTCTGATCAAGGAATAGACCTTGAAAGTCTTAGGAGGCTTTAGTGATTCCATTCAACTGTTCCTTTTCTGCTTCAGCAGCCGCCGCACGTTTACGCAAACTGCTGCTGGAGAACGAATGATCTCTGCTGTTGAACACATGCTCTATGCCCAGGCCAGTACCTTCATTGCGTCCAGTAAAGTTGGTGTCTTCGTACTCTCGGCCTAGAATGCGTACATCAATGGGCAAGGTCAAGATCAAGTCAACCAAGTCTCGCTCTGTGGTGTACACCACAATTTCGTCTACAAATCTACAGGCACTGAGCTGTATCTGTCGCTCCACAATGCTTTGCACAGGAGCATTCTTGATGCCTGGACGATCAATGCTGGCGTCAGTTTGTAGTCCTGCAATTAGATAATCGCAGTGATTCTTGGCTTCAGCCAACATGGCAATGTGTCCAGCATGCAGCATGTCAAATTGACTGAATGTGATGCCAATGCGTTTGCCTTGGGCCTTGAGTTCTTTGATGTGATTGAAAATCATGATACTTCGCTTCTCCCGTCGCCAATGTTGCGACTCTGTACATAAATGCCGGAATTCTTGATGGCCTGTTCTTGTTCCCAGGTTTCCATCACTACGTGTCTGCACACGTTCTGGAACCATTGATCCACAATGTCTGAATCTGACTTGCCTTGGTAGCCTGCTCGCAACAGATTGGCCACAAACTTGTCGTTCCAGTCTAATTCAAACGCACCTTGGTGCAGATTGTCTGGATCCACGTCCATGCTGAGCACAGCCACATAAGGTTCACCTCGTTCGGTGGCCAATTCCTTGGCTGATTTTTCAGGAGCCTTGGCTGGCTTGGGTTTGGGTGGAGCAGGAGGAGGTTCGGGCTTTGGTTGTGTGGGTTCGGGATTCACACGGTGTTCTGTGCCAAACCACTTTTTTAACTTGTCAAACATTTTTCAATCTCCATATCACAAATTCATTCCTGTTGATCCAGTAGTGTTCTATCACTGGAGTTCCAGGACCAGTGATAACTCTTGTGCCATGATATGCCGATTCCAACCAGATCCGCTGACCAGATACTGCACATCGGTGTGGCACCACAGCAAACTTCAATTGCCAGTCACTTGCTTTCTTGAGGTATGGCTCCAACAACTGCTCATAACTGAACTGTATCATTTGCCCCAGCCATTGCCCCAGAGATCCACGTGTAACCGCGGACTGTACCAATAGCCACGACGCAGTGCTTCATCTGCTACGTTGATTCTGTTGCCATCATACACTGATACTACACCGCCCACTGGCATCACAAACACAGGACCAGCAAAGTCTGCCAGTCTGTATTCGTCTACAGCACGATCCAGTTCATCAAAGTCTGCGATCTTTTCAACCACAAACTTCAAGTAAGTTACGCCATAGCTTTCGTAGTCAAACACAATTTCAGGTCGGATAGCCTCTTCCCACTTCTCGCCTGATACACTGAGCTTGGGACTGACTGAGAACGTGATTTCGCCATGCCAGTTGCTGAGGTACAGTTTGAATTCACGACTCAACTGCTGAGTGCCGTTGGTTTCAAATGTGATGTGTCGCAGGCCACGTTCATGCAGTTTGTCCAACAGTGCAGGATACGCACGTTGCCAACCCAACAAAGGCTCGCCACCAGTGATAACCAAGTGTACAGGATTGCCGTTGGGTTGAAGCCAGTTGCCATTGGGCAACATTGCTGCCATCTTTTCCACCAACTCGTCTTCTGTGTATGTGGGACTGAGTTCTTTGAATGCAGGATGCCACGATGCATAGCTGTCGCAGCCAGTGTTCACCAAGGGTAGTTCTTCAAAAGTTTTGTACAAGTGCACACTCTTGGCCACTTCGTCTGCTTCTGTGCTGACTTCACCAGGCTTGCAACCAAACCCTGAACAGGTAAAGTTGCAGCCAAACATGCGAAGAAACACGCTGGGTACGCCCACATAACGGCCTTCGCCTTGTGCTGAATAAAATAGTTCTGATACTTTGAATTTCATTTATAGTCTCGGTAAGTTGCACATTCCTGTGCGATTTTTTGACAAATGCTCAGTTTCGTGTGCTATTGTAGCACGTATATTTAGATCTGTCACGCAACCTGGCATTACTTTATCCAAATAGAGCAAATGCTCTGCCGGAGTTGGGTGAGGATCTTCTCTGTCAGGCCATTGTTCTGGAAACAAGGTTTCTCTAAAACCTGGACCAATAACATCAAACGTGTCTTGGTACAGATCATATACATCATTGTCTATGGAAGATTCCTCCCATAGGTCTTGTGTTTTCATGCTATGTATGCACAAGAATTTCCAATCCACTCCAGGCCGACTCTCCAACAACAGTTTGGTTGCTTTTATAAATGCAATATCTCTGATAAGACATCCACGATTGGTTATTTCTTTTTTGTAATCTTTGGTGTAGATATCAGTATAGTGTATGTTGCCCAGAGTCTGCCAGCGATCAGTATATCTATCTTCTCGGTGCACAGAGGTCCAGCAAACTACCACAGTGTCATTGAGACCAAAGCAGTGCCGTTGATCTGCTTCCATGACACTGTTGAAGATGTAGTGATTGCCAGCACCGCTTTGCCCCCAGTTTTGATATTCGCTGTATTGTGTTCCCAAAATGTCGGCCCAGGTGCTCCAACGATAGTTGGTAAAACTACAACCGAATGTGAACAATCTGCTCATTAGAAGTTTAACACCAAGTGTGATCCCATTCGCCAACTGCAAGATTTTGCAGTTCTAGTCATTTGATCATAAAGTTCGTGGTCTACTAATTTGATATGTCCCAGGTTGACATCAATTTCAATTGGATGCCAATTAACCGAGTTGGTTATTGCTAATCTTAAATCAGGAAGACTGGCCGCAATTGACCATAAATTACTCCATTCAGACTCTTCAAGATGTTCTAAAGATTCAACTAATACCACAGTATCAACATTGCTCCAAGTATAACTATCAAATGCTGTGCTTATATTGCCGTTGATTGGAATCACTGGTTCAAAATCATTACCAAAAAAATGCGATGCAGTTTTTTGATACCATCCCAAAGCGTCAGGATGTGGTTCTACACTAACAACGTCTATGCCAAGATATTTGCAAATAGAAGCAAATTCTCCTCGGCCTCCTCCTACGTCAATAATTTTTTTAGGTTGTCTTCTTTGATATTGTTTTACAAATGACACCTGGTGATGCCAAGTGTACGAATGATTTTCATTCATACCAAAACTGTTATTGGCATATGCATCTGGGAAATGTTGACACAGACTGTCCCACGTAATGTCATGAATATAACACAATGTTGGCATAGCATCGCTAAATCTCAAGCATTTTTGCTGCCAGGATTTTATGCCATCTAAGTTTTCTAAGGGTATTACTAATTTCAAGTTTTACGTGCCTTAACCAACAAATGCCAACCTAGATATTCCCTAACTGCTTGCCGATGACTATCACTCATAGCTTCAAACCAAGGTTCTAGTTCATAACGTCCTGCTTTGTAGGCATCTACATTGTACATGAAACAGTGATCTTGACGCAGTCTCTCAATGTGCCAACCATTGGCCTCATTCATGAGTTGATGGATTTCATCTTTGCTGAATGCCTGTGCGTAAGGACATCCTGCTTGTGCTTCAAACTGGTCTAGCCCTTTCTGAATCATAGCATACTTCCAGGAGTTCTTGGCATACACCATGTAGCGAAACTCGCCGCCAGTCTTTACCACAGTATGAATGTTGTCAATGATCTTGTCAATGCCTGGAAAATGATGTATTACACCATAGCTATACACAAGATCAAATTCTCCTAGTTGGGACAAAGCAGCAGCATCTGTAACGTCAATGTTGTGAAATTCACCTTCGAGACCCAGAGTTTCAAAACGTTGTCGACTCAGTGCAATGCTTTGATCACTGAGATCAATGCCCACATATTCAGCACCATGCTTGGCAAATTCTTCAGCATCTGAACCAATACCGCAACCAATTTCCAGCACACGTTTGCCAGCCCACAAATGAAAGCCGGCAAATTCTGCAATGTGCGGTTCTACTCGATACCTGCGTTCGCTGACTTCGCGAAAGAATTCAGCAGTACCAATGTCGCTAGCACCGTGTTTGATGTTGCAAGGTTGTGTGTTCCAGTATCGTTTGATACGTTCTTCAAGACTTTGTTGTTGCATTGTTTTTGATAGTTTGTTGTTTGACAGCTTCGTTGGCAAAATGTGTGTGCGGATTTTTAAACTGCACCATTTGCTTGTTTACGTCGTTTGCTGCAAGTTTTTCCCAGGGGTCTTGCTCTCCTACAAATATCTTGTCGAAGAAGCTGGTATCTTTGCCTTGGCTACGCAGATATGTTGCAAGTTTGTAACAGTCTGTGTGACGGATGTTCATTTGATTAGCACTATGAAAATCTCTTGGATCCTTGGGATTACCTTCCAACATGGGTCGATTTTGGAATGTCTCGTCACCATTGTTGCCAGTAAGGTCATGGCGATCATGCAGCACATGAACTGGAATACGTTCCCAGATGTCTAGCATATAGGCCTGCTGACTCAACCATGCATCGCTAATCTGATGCGGACTCAAGTATCCCAACAAGTCCAACCACTTGCGAGGCACAATTGGGAAGATACTGTAAGGATGGTCATTGTGTGTATGGAATGCTAGCAGTTTGAACTCGCCTTCATGAGTCATGATTTCTTGATCCCACCCACCTGTTTCCATCACAGCATCGTCGTTCCAGAACACCAACCAACGTGCGTCACTCTTGCGAGCCAGTTCGTTGACATATTCATTGAGTCGAATATAACCCAGAGGCGGAAACTTGATAGCAGTGTAGTTGACCTTGTGTTGGTCCATCCAAGGTTGCAGTTCTTTTACAAAGTAATCGATACCCACAGGGTCATCATTGTCAAAGCCAAACATCAATTGTATTCGGCTAGCATCTGCTGCTAGTTCGATAACGCTTTTTACACTACGTTCCAATGAGTCTGATCGCCCACGAGTGGGCAACAAAATAGCAATATCAAATTCAGGTTGCATAATTATCCTTCGTATGTTGCTGAGTTACCAGCATGTTCAAATACTTCCACACTACGCAATCTAACGCCTGCACCCACAGGATAGCGAGCTTCAAACACACGACCATCTGGGTGTGTCCAACCTCGACCTTGTTGATATGCTTCTAGAATTTCATGCATAGTGCGATATGCCAGTTCGGCAAACTTCTCGCAGCCCACAGCTTCTACGATACGCAGATCCAGGATGCCACCTTCGGCCTGCTTGCCCAGTTTGGCTAGTTCTCGAAACTTTGCCAGATGTGGGTCATCAATGCCAATCACAGTGGTGTGATCAAACTGCCACTCACTCCACTCTTTGAATGCTTTGAGACCACCAAAGTCCATAACCCAGTTGCGATCATCTAGTGTTTCTGATTCAAACACCAGCTTGATGCCGATACTGTATCCGTGTAGCAAACTGCAATGACTGTGTGTACTACGCCACTGTCTAAAACAGCAGCTGAGTCCTCTGTCGTTGCCGTAGGTTTTTGTTGAAAGATATTTTGCCATGGTGTTCTCCTATGTTAGATTATAGCATAGGCTTGCAGAATTTGTATAGCGGGATGAATGCCGTAAAGGCCGCTGAGATCATTACTTATTCAGGTTGTTGATAGCCTGATTTCTTATAGTTGGCTTGGCCAAAAATCACTCCACGCACGCCGCCCACAGGATCAGCACAGTCGCCGTGTTTTCTTGGAATCAGGTGTACATGTGGATACATCACTGTTTGGCCTGCTGCTGTGCCACAGTTCATGCCTACGTTGTAGGATTCCCATTCGCCTTCAACAACTTTTCGATACCCAACGCGAAACGCACTTTTTAATGCTTCTTCGATAACCACGTTCTTGTTCCAGCGTGGCACAAACAACAAGTGTCCTTGTGCCACAGGAAATGCATCACGGAACACTGCCACATGATAGTCAGAATGTTCGGTGGCTTCGTCGGTCCAGGGTGCAACACCTGCGGCTGCGGCTTCTAGTAATGTTTCGTATCTCATCTTGGGGCAAACTCCTGTTGTAATTTGATGTTGTCAAAGAATTCTTTCTTCACTGACGGGTCTGTTTTGAACGCACCTTTGAGCACAGTGGTCTGTGTCAAACTGCTATGTGCCATGATACCACGATTCTCACAGCAACCATGTGTGGCTTGAATGTATACTGCTACGTTTTCTGAGTCAGTAGCTTTGCTAATCTCGCGGGCAATGTCGTTACAAAGTTCCTCCTGGAGAGTACCTCGTCGGGCACACCATTGGGCAATGCGGGTGTATTTGGAAAGACCAATGAGCTTGTTGGCAGCAATAATACCAATATAAGCAACGCCAGCCACAGGTTGGTGATGATGGCTACACATACTGCGAAGCTCACTACGAACAACCAGCATACCTTCATAACGGTCCTGCGAGTCGTTGGGAAATGCTGTGGCATCTGGTGCTGGCTCATATCTACCTTCCATGATTTCATTAAAGTACATCTTGGCCAGTCGTCTTGCTGTACCATGACTGTTGGGATCAGTTTCACGATCGATAAGCAATCTGTCAAGAACAGTTTCAAAAGCTTCTGTGGCTTCGTCGATCAGTCGTTCTTTATCTTGTTCGCTAACATAATCGCTGATGTTGTCGCCGGCCCAAAAACGCTTGTTGTCACGTTTCATTTTAAAGCGAAGTACATCAGCTAGATACGCTTCTTCGTAGCCTTTGTCGCTCATCATGTCTCCAGCTTTTACATACACTTCTTTGCCCAAAGGTGTGAATTCGTCTTTGACAAACTGTCGATTGTCAAGGGCGTTTAATACGGGATCTGGTTTGAATTTTTCTGTCAATTTGTTTCTCCGAGTTAATGACGTGGATGTCATATTGTTTGATTGTATAGTATTTAGATCGTAGTGTCAAGGTACAATGGTTATTTTGCGTAGATCTGGATACTGCACTGGCACAGGTTTTGGTTTGCTTTCCCATAACCCTACCAACAAAGCACTGCCAATTTCCGCTTCTTCGGGCGTGGGTTTGTAGTGATAGCCCACATGGAACGTTTGTTGATCCTGCCATGGTGAGGTATTTAGATCACGACCATCATAGCGTTGGCGAATCATGGTCTCATATGCTTGTGGGTCGTCCAACAGGATGGCACCGCCTCGACCTATGTGCAAGGGTTTGGTGTGTCCAAAACTCAAGCACTGCATTGATCCAGGTCGATACATGTTGTGTTCTAATCTGCGAGCACTGTCCCAGATTCTAGTGCCATGGAACCGGTACTCCCCACACCATTCTTCTTCGCGGTAGTAGTACTTGATGCCCAACTTGTGCATGGTCATAGGTATGCTGAGATAGGTGTATGGAGTCATCACAACTTCACGTACACGATCATAACGTAAGCACAGTTCAATGGCATGTGTACAGCAATCGGTCATGATGGCATAAGGTGCACCAGTGAATTCTGCTAGTTCTTGTTCGAATTTTAAGATCTTGTCAAACATTTTTTCTTTCAGGGAAATAATCTTGCATAGTACCTTCTCGGTGTAGATCACTTGTAACACAATGGATCCCTCCATCCCAGAAATATCTATGCCTAAATGGAACTATATGTGGTGTAATACCATGTCGATCAAACGCATCAAACACCTGCTGGTTGTAGTTGAACACCATGACGTTTTTGGGGTCAATGATCAGCATGTTGACATCAAACACTGTTTCTTCTACATATCCAGTCCAGTGGCTCAGCCAAGATTCCACAACATTGACCACATCTTGATCATATTCAAATCCTGGAATCCACCAGCGGCCTCTATTTTGATTTTTTAGGTGCTGGAAAGATTTAATTGCATCCCAACTTTGTCCTGGAAGATATACCACTTCCCAACCTGGAAAAGTGTTGGCATAGGTGGGTACATCACACAAACTCACAATCAATCCTGGACACACAGGGCAGTAGGTAGCATCGCTGTGACCACCGGTGTTGATCACATGTACTCGATGTTCAGCAAACTCTTTGCTTAATTGATGTTTTAGTTGTTGTTGATCTTGTGTGTAACTGTCTGTACCAAAATACAAATCTTTGCCCAGAGGTGCAACCATTGCCCCGTGAATTCCAAGATCAGTTTTTATGGTGTTGCCTTGTTGTTGTATCCGTTTGAATATGTGCTGATACTGCTCAGTGTCTTGCCCAGTGTTGTCATAAAACTGATTTCCAATCATGGCCATAAAATCCCGAGGCACATGAGGAGGCTTCACATACTGGCCGTTTTGAAAAGTAATTTGTGGCAGGGTTGGTCTTAATACCTCTACTCCAAATTCTTCAAGCTTGACTATGATGTTTTGATAATCTTCTTCAGTTTCGATTGCTATTTTTTCAAACAGCGATCTCACATGCGGAACAGTGATCCATGAATAAAACTCTGGAGGATAGCTACGACCAACTACACAAACTCGCAACGGATCCCAGTGTTGATACACCGACCATGTCATTTGTTGTACCACGTCCAGGCATGTCGAATCATGTCATCTAGTTCATAACGTTTCCACTCACCTGCTGCCATTCCAAATTTGGCAGCACTAGCGGTCAGCATAGGCGGGTCGCCTACCCTTGGTTTGCCAAGCTGAATCACCGCAGCATTGCTAGTGACCTGTTGTGCTGCATCAATGATTTCTCTGTTGCTGGTTCCTGTGTTGGATCCAAGATTGTATACTCCGGCTGCGACCTTGGCGTCTAGAGCCATGATGTGTGCTCGAGCAATGTCTTCTACGTGCACATAGTCTCGTACACAGGTTCCGTCAGGAGTAGGAAAATCAATGCCGTTGAGCACAAATTCTTTGTTGTCTCGAATGCTTTCTAGCACTCGGGCAATGATGTGTGTGGCACCGGGTTCTTGTCCGTGTCGTCCTTGACTGTCGGCACCACAGGCATTGAAGTAGCGAAAGGCCACATAGTCCAGACCATAGGCTTGATGATAGCTTTCCAGGATTTGCTCCACCATCATTTTGCTTTCGCCGTAAGGACTGATGGGTTCTCTAGGATCAACTTCATGACACGGAGTTATGATAGGTTCTCCATAGACTGCTGCACTGCTGCTGAATATGAAGCGTGTGCGTGGCATGGCGTTCAGCACAATATTCAGCAAGTTCAGTGTCTTGACCACATTGTTGTGATAGTATTCGCTGGGCTTCTGGATGCTGGGACCAACCAAGCTGGTACCTGCACAATGAATGATAGCATCTGGTCGCTCTGCAATTATTTTTACATAGGATTGATCGCTGTCAAAGTCAGCCTGCACAAAATTCATTGTGCCTTGTAGGTGCCGAGGCAACGGCCTACGATCGATGCCAGTAACTGTGTGACCAGCATCTCGCAGTTGCAGGACTATTTGTCCGCCTATGTATCCAGCAGCACCAGTTACTACTATGTTCATTCTTCGATCTTTACAACTTGATACTTTTCGTGAGCAACATGATCACGATAGCGATTGCCTGAACGATTCCACTGTGTAGCCTTGCACCCCATACCACCTTCAACCACAGTGCCAGCAGTCAGCATGATGTCGACAATGCGATCCACTGTGCCGTTGTTCCAGTCTGAAATCAAACCCATGTTGTGATGGGGCTCACGCAGATTGTTCTGCATCTTGTGATAGGCATCATCAATGCTCCAAGGCACATAGAGCCTGTTGGGATCATTGGCAAAAGTTTCAGGGAAACTACGGTACGCAGGATACACCACGTTGCAGCCCAGAGTGTCTGCTTCACTCACAGTGTTAGATACCCAATCTTGCAGTGCACAGTTGAACAGCACACGGGTGTTGTTGAGCAGGGCATAGTACTCATCTTTCTTTAGATTTTCGTAGATCTTGAGTTTGCCCTCTGCCTCCATGCGTCGAGCCCGCTCGATATAAGCCGGATTGTTGCTGCGCAATGGGCCTCCCGAGTATATGGCAAACTCACAGGGTTCTGTGGTAAGTTCACCATACATTTCAATGAGGTCCATAAAGAAGCCAGGTTGCTTTTCTTGGTCGAACCTAGCTGCGAAACCCACCCTCCGCGGACGCGAATCAAACGGCGTGATGTTTTCTTTGCCGCCAATACGCTCAAGAACTTCTGCTTTTCCAAATGCCAGCCCTGAAATGTTGTAGATCGGAGCAGTCCATCCAGCAATGCGCATGT